TAAGCACTAATACAAAAAAAAGTATGTTAAAGGCTATGCGTGAAATATCATTAATAAGTGGCAACTTAATCAGAACACCTGAGATTGACTGTGATTAAACTAAAAAAAATTAAAGGTAAGTACATTTATAACATTTATTTAATAAAAAAAACTAGAAAAAATGTAGATAATAAAACTGAAACTTTTTTACAAATTATAAACTATGAAAGAAAAATTTATGATAGAAGCTAATGACATAGCCAAAGCATCACAAATAATCAAAAATGAGATTGAAACATATTGCTTACAAGGTCTGAGTGAAATTAGCACTTGCAGATATTTGGCTAATAAATATGATTGTTATTGGCAATCATTACAAAAATTATCAAATAATCAAATAAAAAGTTGTAAAAAAGCAACAGAAATATCACAGAAAATACTAGAGAAACAGAATGTATAAAAAAGTCTTTCATATAACAGCAGACATTGGAGTACACAAATATGTGGTCAACTTTTGGAATGCTGACAGCAAGGATGGAGAGTATATATTTGCACACAGAGTTTTTAACAATCAAAGAAAATTTAGGAATTTTATAAAAAGTTTAAAAAGGCGTGGATATGAAAACGTAAAAGGTAAATATGTATTGGTAAACAAAACCATAGGAGAAAAAAGTGACGGACAGATTAATAAAAGAGTTTGAAGTTAAGCTCAAGATTAAACTTGCGAAGATAGGATTTAATCCAAAGTGGTTAGAATCAGGTCAGTTTGTGGAATCTATGAGTAGTAGAGAGCTAACCACATTTAATGATATGGCAGATGAGATATTAGACAGAATAAAAGATGATTAAAATTATTAAAAAAATAGATAACTTCATAGACACAATGTGGAGAAGAACCTGTGCAACAATATTCTATTACTTTGACAACAAAGTAGAAGAAGAAGATATAGACTGGTTAAATATGCAAAACAACATTATAGAGGACAAGAAAGATTATGAGTAAAGTAGTTAATCTTGACGATTACAGAAAAAAACCAGTCAATCAGAAATTAATGTTTCATAAAATGGCTATTGATATTCATAGACAAATAGTTGAATTGCATGATAAATCAGTGCTAAATTATGAACAACATAAAACTTTACTACTTAGACTTAGTGAAATTTTAAATGAAGGGGGTAAAAAATGAATGAATTTTTATATGATGATAAAGCACCTTACAGTGTCAACTTTGATAGATGGTATGTTGCTAATTGTATTGAAAGAGAACAATACAAAGAAAAAAAACTAAACCTTGATGAAGCTGAATTTACATTTAGAAAAATGTGGGGTTTTAAAAAATTAGAAGAAAATGTTTTTGTTAATTAATAAGAGGTAATTATGTTAAAAAGTTTAAGTGGTGCGGACATAGAGTTTATACAAAGATGTATAAGATATGCACACAAAAATAAAGAGCTAAGTCATAGAGATAAACATAGAGCAGAATACTTAATAAAAAATTTAAAAAAAGATGAAAGTATAGAAATTGCTACTGCATTGGTTGAACATTATCAAAAAATTGAAAGATTTATATATGAAAAGGAATTACATTAAGTTTCAGGGGTGATTAATAGTTGAGTATTGATAAAGAAGTAAAACAAGCAGAACGAGAACTGAAGGTTATTGAGAAGATACTAAAAGAGAAACAGGATATTTTGTTTATTTTGAAGTTTCTTTCTTCTCAGAAGAATACATAATATTTAAACCAGCTAAAGTACAAAGACGATTTTTTTCATCTAGTCCTTTTTCAGTTAAGTCATAGTTCTGACCATTAACTTTTATAAAACCATCAGTGATAAGACTTGTTAATAAATCACTAGGTATCTCATCGCCAAACATTAATGTGAGTATGCCACCTAATCTTTTTGTTTGTGTTTTACTTAAAGCCATATATTTATTATGTATAAAGTTATTATTGCAACTGCAAAATAGAGCATAGGCTCATATCTTGACTTAAACATGCTCCCAATCATTGCCTTCAAATAACAATGATTCAGCTAATCTTCTTCTAGTTAATCCCTCAAGAACTTTGCCACCTGCTTTGTTCCATCTTTTAATTTGATGTGGCACATCTTCATAAGCACCAGTATTTAAAACTTTCAGCATTGTTGATGCATTTAAGTTTGCACCACCTAGATTAAATGTCCAAGAAACTAAAGCATCAAATTGATGTTGATGTATTGGAACTGTAATTGCTTTTAACACTTCTTGTTCAAATATCTCTACATCTTTTTCTAATAATTCATCTGCTTCTATTTGACAAACTAAGTCACCTTCTTTAACACCTGCTGTATGACCATAACCAATTGTCCATACACCTGCCGCACATTTATAAGCATTGTATTCACAACCTTCAAATTTTTTTATAAGTGATAAACCTTCTTGAGATATTTTCATATTATTCTCCCCATGTTCCATCATCTTGGACTTTGGCTTTCTTTGTGCCACCCCAGTATTCAACTGCGTGTCCTTCTTCAATAAGTATTTGACAAATGCTTTTACTATTTTCATCATAAGGTATTCCTAGGATTCTTCCATATTTGCCTTTTCCAAGTGATTGAACTTTAAAAGCACCTACGCATAGTTCTATAAGTCTATCTTTTGCTTTAAGACCAAGTGCTTTTTCTTCTAAATTTCTTGTGCGTGATTCAGGTGTATCTATTCCTGCTAATCGCACTCTTTGTTTGTGGAGTTTGACACTAAAGCCTAAATCAAGAGTCACATCTATGGTGTCTCCATCTATTACCCTTTCCAGTATAGCGTTGTATACAAATGGCGTGACTGATTTAGACATAGCTAATTACTTCTTAGCTTTGCCAATATTTAATGCCAACATCTCTAATATCTTATAGAGTTTTCCAATCATGGCATCATCTTTTGGTGATGGAGTTAAAGCACAAATGATTGATGCACCGCATACAACACCTGTGATTATTCCTAACCATTCTCCTATCATTCCCATCATATTAATCTCCTATATAATGAATGAAACTAAATGGTAGCAAATTTATTTGTTCTCTGACACCTTTTCTTCATCATTATCTTCTTTATCATAATCTCTATAATATTTAACTATGGACAGTGTATCTCTTAAATAACGCTTAATCTCAGCCATATTCATAGACAGATTTTCGTATTCTTTGCTTGTTAATGAGTAATAAGCAATAGCAGGAGCAGAGCCATTCTCGTAATCTACTAGGTACTCTTTCATTAATTCAGGAGTTAATATTTCCCAGTCAATATCTACCAACCCAACTTCTAGGGGTAAAGGGGGATGATATAAAGGAACTGGCTCTGCAATCGTTACTACTTCTACAGGCTTAGTTGCACTGGGCATCATTGAACAATTTGTTATTAACATTATTGATATTAATACAAATATATTTTTTAATTTAAGTCCTACCATTTTGGCTTCCTGCTTTTTAGCTTTGTCTCTAATCTTTTTTGATTTTGCATTTATAGGTTTTAACATCCATAAATATTCATTCTTAACATTAATTTTCAAACTGGTTAGGGTCTGTTAATTCTATAATTTCTTCTTTGACTTTTTTTGTTCCTTTGTTGACAATGTTTTCTATTAACTTAGGTTTACTCAATGCTAAATTATCTAAATCATGTTTTGCAAAGGTTGTTCGTAGTTTGTTTACTTCTCTTACTGCTTCCTGTTTTTCTTTTTCTATTGCTTGTATCTGCTTTTGTGCCTTCTCTTGGTTCGCAAGATAGGTTTTGATTGATTCGTTTTGTTGTGCTATTGAATTTTCTAAGGCTATCTGATTGCCTTTTAAGGTAGAGATATTGTCTTGTAATCTATCAATATACCAAAATGAACCACTAGCAGTGACCAGCAATAGACCACCTAGTATTATTGATAATTTGAATCCCATGTATACACCTGTAATTTTTCGCTTTTACCTTTAGCTTCAATAGGGTCTAAAGGTGTTAAATCAAATTCTATCGCATCCGCAGTACTTTTACCAATTAACAAGTCTACACCTGCTAATTTTGTACCTGATTCAAGTCTTGCTGCTACATTAACTGCATCACCAATAGCTGTATAATCAAATCTATTTTCACTACCCATATTGCCTATAACTGCATATCCAGTATTAATGCCTATGCCAATTGCAACTGGTTCTATTGATTGATTAGCAAGAACATAATTAAGCTCAATCATATTTTTTTGTATATCCATAGCACACTGTAATGCTTTTTCTTCGTGGTTTTCTAAATCAATGGGTGCATTAAATATTGCCATCATCGCATCGCCTATGTATTTGTCCACCATGCCACCATGTTTTTGTACTGCCTTTTGTTGTGCAGTTAATGCTTGGTTCATTATGTAAGTCACCTGTTCAGGTTCTAATGATTCTGATAAAGCTGTAAACCCACGAACATCTGTAAATAAAAATGTTGCGTATCTTTTTTCTCCACCTAGTTTTAATAGTTCAGGATTTTTTTGTAATTGTTTAACTTGTCTTGGGTCAAGATAATGTTCAAATTGTTTTTTAATTTGCAATCTAAGTTTGTATTGTTCTCTAAATCTTAGATAGAAAGCTATAGAACCAGTTATAAACTGTGAAATTAAAGTCCATGTAACATCAATCAATAAACCCCTGTGGATAAGTTCATATCCTGTATAAGCTGTTGATAACATTATTCCTAAACCTAATACCAAACCCCAAGTTATGCCTAAAGCGTTTAATACAAGCCATATAAGGCTTACTGAAGCAATAAATATAAGTATTTCTACAGCTAATGCCCAATCAGGTATATAAGGACTATCTTGAATCAAAATAGATTCTGCTAAAGCACTTTGTATCTTATGTGGTTCTAATAATCCAACTGGAGTTGCTATCTGTGGCATAACACCATTAGCTGTTACTCCTACAAACACAAACTTACCTGCCACATCCATTTGTTTTAAATCAGTCTGCGGTGTATCTACCCAACTTATCCACTTACGACCAAGACTGTCTGTTTTAACTGGTGGTATTCCTCTGATTGATATTTCCTCTATACCATTATCATTAGTTTTTATAATGTAAGTTTTTACACCAAACAATGCTTTATAGATTTGTGTGCCAAATGCAGGAATCCAGTCCTTATTAGGTGTGCCTACAAGTAATGGGATTCTGCGTACAAGTTGGTCAACTTCGGTGGGAGCAATGGCTAGACCCTGCAATGTATTATCTTTAAGAGTGTTCAGGTTTTCCTTAACTCCCATAGATACTATACCACTAACATGGTTGCCTTTGACAACAGTTCCTGTAGGTTTTGGGTAATTACCACTGTTATCTTCAAACATAGCTAAGACAGAAGGTACATAACCTAATGTTGTAGCAAAGACTTCATCACCACCCATTCTATCTGCTTGTGGAAAAGATATTACCCACCCAACTCCAATAGCACCTTCATTAATCAAATCTACTTGTATTTCTGCTAATCTTCTTCTTGGAAAAGGATAGCCACCTTCGTTTTCTACATCTTCTTCTGTGATATTTAAGATAGCAAAATTACCTGATGGCTCGTATTGTTTTACTAACGCATCAAAGGTTCTTAGTTTTATAATTTCAGTTGGTGTGCTTTGGAATATAAGTGGCAGTGATAGTAGTATAACTATCGGAATCAGAAATCTTTTCATCACAAAATAATAGCATAAAAAAAGGGTCAATTAAGACCCTTTAATATTTGGCTAAAATTAACAACCTCTTGCAAACAAAATACCTTTTGAGATATATATATGTTTTTCTCTTTCTTCTTTAGATAGAGTTGAAACTTTATTATTTACGTCTTCTATAAATTCTAGATATTTAACTAAGATTTCAGTATCAGTTTCTTGTAGTTTTTGTTCTATTGTTTTTTTTGCTTCTGATTCCATTTCTTTAGTAAATAAATCATCCATATATCTTGCAACTTTGCTGTAAAGTTTTTTGAAATATTTAGTTCTTGCATACCAATCTTTCATATCTCTTTCTGCTTCTGCTTCTAGAAAGTAAAGTTCAGTCTCTCTTTCATCTATGATATCCATAGTGGTGCTATATAGTTCTGATATTGAATCATCATCAAGAGAGAAAATTTCTTGTTTAAGATTTTTATATTCTGAATGAGTCATCCAGTCGTATTTAGAAATTTTGTTTTTGATTTCGTTTAAGTTTGTCATTTTATTTTTCCCTGCTTTTTAAAGCGTTTTTCATTTTATACAACTATTATCGTTTATTTTGATGCAGATGTAAACCCATTTTGGAATAATAATTA